TTTTTCTGTAAATGTAGAAAATGGTGAACTCATTATATATATAACTATAATTAAAATATTATGAATAAAATTTTATAAAAATAAAAATATATTTATATTTTAATGAAATCCAAAAATAATAAAAGAAAGGTATTAAAAAAAAATAAAACAATAAAAAAAGCAAAAAAGGGTAGTACTGTAGATTATGCAATAAATTGTGAAAATATAAGTGGTTCTAAATATAATAAATATTTACAATCAAAAGATTTATCTAAAAGAGTCCCAGATTATTATTTAAAAGGAGAATTAAAAAATAATTTATTCTTTGAAAAATTAAGCAGTATTTTTAATATAAATGGAGGAAATTGGACACCAAAGATGAGGAAGCAATATAAATTTATAAGAGATAATTATGCAATGGTAGCAAATAGTAAGGAATGGGATGAATACAAAGAAAAAGCAAAATGTAATATTTATAGAACAATAAAGAAGAATTTAGGATTAACAGTAGTAGGTATATTATCAATACCAACAACAGCATCTGCAAGTTTAGGCGCAACATCATATATACCTCAATCATATGTAAAATGGATAGAAATGCAAGGTGCGAGAGTAGTGCCAATTCAATTTGATTTACCTCCACAAATGATAAATGTAATTTTAAATCAAATAGATGGTGTATTATTTATAGGTGGTGCAATAGAAAGAAATGTAATAGAAAAGAATCATTATAAATATTTAGCAAGTATGAGATATATAACAGCAAAAATAATAGAACAAAATCTGAATGGTAATCATTTTCCAATATTTAGTATATGTTTAGGATTTGAATTATTACCTATAGTTGCAATGGATAGTAATGTAAGTAAACAAAGCGACGCTTTTTTAAATAATAATAAAATATCAGATTTTACACATATAGGTGAATCAAATATGAAATTCACAAATTTAACTGCAGAGGAAGAAGCGATGATGGTGTCAACTCCTTTGCATAAAGATTTTGATGCAAAAGATAAATACGATTTTGAAAATGAAAATAATGTATATAATTATCATAATAAATCATTTTTAATGGATGAAGATTACATGAAAGAATATGAGGAATTTTTAAAGGTTGTGACTTATACAGAGCATAATAATAAGAAGTATGTATCAATGTTTCAATTTAAATCATTGCCATTTTATGGTGTGCAATTTCATCCAGAAAAAATATTGTACGAATTTATTAAAGAGGGTATTCCGAAATCTCAAAATGCAATTCGTTTATCTCAAAAATTATGTAGTATTTTTATTAGAGAATGTCAAAAGAATTATAATTTACATGTCTTTGGTGTATCAAATGATGCGAATTTTTTCATAGAGAATTACGATTTGTTATCAAGAGAAAATGCATTAAAAATATTATTTCCAGATAAAACAAAAGTTATAAATCAAAGTGCATTTGGTGCAAGTTATTATTTTGGTAGAACTGATTATATCCAATCTGATTTCGTTCATGTACCAAAAGCAAGTTTAAATAAAAGCATAAAAGAAGATAAAGTAAGGAAGGAAGCAAATATAAAAAAACAAAAAATAGGTAAAGTGAATGCAAAGAAAAGTGGAAAGAAAAACAAAAAAACAATAAAGAAAAAAAGTAAAAATTAAAAGGTAAATACGAGATTTTTTCTTTCTTTTTCACTTAATTTGGTTCTTTTTCCTAAAAACTGAAAGTATTTATTAGCAAGTAAATATCTTCTATAAACATTTTTAGCATTAGGATAAAGTTTATTTTTATGTTTATACATGGCTTGTAAACGAACTTTTAAAATCATTCCAACTTGCCATATTCTTTTATGTGGATATTTATTGCTTTTATATAATTTTTCCAAATTATAAATTGTGTTTTTAACATCATTTATAGTTGTATATTTAATAGGTATTGTATCACTAGGGTTTTTATTAATATAAACATCAAAACTTTTTTTAGGATTGTTGGGATTATAAAGAAACTGAATTTTTTGTGTTTTTTTCTTTTTGCCTGCTTTAAGAGTATGTTTTTTGCAATTAATAAAAGGTGCACAAGAACTTTTCATAGTATATCCTTTAATAGGTTGTTGAATACATTTTTTAATACTAAATTTTCTAGGTAATGAAAATATTTTTTTGTCTTTTTTTCTTATACATTTTTTGTTTTTTTTAGTAATTTTACAACAATTAATCATTAATTTATAAATAGAAAAAATAATGATTATCTAGAATACATTAATCCGCAATTTCCATTAGAAAAGTAAACAATATTGTATCTTTCTTCTTGTATATACAAATCAAAATTATAGTCAAATAATCTCCAAGATGGTTGATTAACACCAATAATATTACCAGCTTCATCACATATGGTATAAAATTGAGCTTCAGAATCATAGGGTGGTACATATGTAGAAAGTTCAAGTTCAATATTTTTAAATTTACTCATATTGATAGCTCCAGAGGGTTGATATTCGTATGGACTAGTATTAAGACAGAAATTATAGCAATATAGTCCATCATCCGAATTTGTTTTAGATTTAGCGTATTTTTCAATATATCTGTAAATATCAGAAGAAAATACATTTTCTCTATAATTACCATCAAATAATAAACCAACATCAATTAATATATTTTTTCTGTTTTCGTTTCTAAAAGAACCAGTAATAAAGAATTTATTAGTAGTATTACTATTAGTATTATTATTAGAATTTTCACTAGTATTTGTACTAGAACTACCTCCATCAAAATTTGTATTAGGACCGATATTAGAAGCTCCAATATTAGGTAAATCATAACCAATTTTTGGTGCAAGTTGAATATCATTAGGTAAATAATTATATGGCCAGTTGCTATAGTTGCTCCATTCATTTCTTAAATTAATATCACTTCGTTGCAAATAAAACATCCAACTAGAGACCATGCCATTGGTATCAACTTTAATTTTTCTATTTCCAGTAACATTTTCAAACTTATATTCGTGTACTTCTTTAATTAAATATTTATGTGTTCTTCTAGCAAATAATCTAGACTCTTCATCGGAAAGGAAACCATATGTAGATATTAAATGAATATCGGCAATCCAATTAACACTTTTATTAATATAAAATTGGTCTTCAAGTGAAACATTAGGCGGTTTTTGTAAAAATCTGTACATTTGAAATTCATTAACATTAAAATTAGGTTTAATATTAGGAAAATCATTAAATACATCAGTAACATCTCTAATAACAAATAAATCTTGTACTGGTCTGAATGTAATATTAATATGTAATTCATTGTACTGCATAGCAATTAATGGAAATGCAGTTTTACTACTATGTGTAAACCAAGTATTAATTGGTATATAAAGTGTTCTAGATTCAATAGAGGGTACAGGTCCAAATTCACTATCATCAATAAATGCATTAGGATATGCATTAACACGTGCTCCACTATTTCCAGGATCATACAATTCAGGAATATTTCCTGTCATTTTATTAAATAATTCTTTATGTGTATTAGTATAATCACGTTCAACTAAATTTTTTAAATATGAACCAGAATATTTTTGTAAAATTTGTCCTCCTGCTGTAATACTAATTTCTTTAATCATTTCTGTGCCTAAATTTTTAATCCATTTAAATTCATATGGTGCCCATTTATTTCTATCATTAGCATCAGTTTCATTAGAAACTGGCGGAAATATTGGACTCCATATATTAGGTAAATTAACAGCAATATAAGTATCCATTAATAAATCAGCATATCTTGGTATTTTAAAATTAAATACGGAATCTTCTGTTAATTTTAAATTTCTAGACCCTTCAAAATCAATTCTAAATTTTTGCATTCCAAAATTAGTATATTTAGAATAAGTTGTTTTAAAAAAAGTTTTAGTAGGGTTTCCATTTAAATATACATTTTGATTTCCCAAAGCTACTAAATTTAATAATCCTCCAGGCATTTTATATACTATTAATATATTAACTATTTATTAAGTTAATATATTCTTTTATAATATAATGTCCCAATTATTTAAATTAAAATTAGATAAAGCAGATTTATATAATTTTTTGAAGAAAATAACATCAGAATCAAATGATAATTTTATAATAAATAATGTAATATATAAGAAGGCGGTATTTCATAATTATATAAATGAATATTATGACATAATACGTCCTTGCTATTATGAATCAAAGAGATATTATGTAGATAAAAAGATAACATATCGTTCATTTATAACAGTAATAAGGCAAATATGTAGATATTTATGTATTCCATTTACTTCAAAAATAAATTATATGAAATCAACATATGAAATAAGTTATTATGTACCAAAAGATGAGAATAATTTATTAAATAGTTAAATACTTTTGAAAATACATACCAATTATAGTATTACTTTTTAATACTTCATCAGGACATATACTAGCAAACCATTGATAATTAGTTCGTTTTAGTAAATGTTCATGATCAATAAAAATTCCGTAAATATCTTTATAAAAACATATATTAGAAAAATTTAATAAATGGTCAATTAGAATAGGTTCATTATTAGTATCTTTAATACCAATTTTACTACCGCATAGCATATTAACATCTCCTCTTAAATATTTTTCATAGAACCATTTATCAATATATCCTTTAAATTCAGTTTCCTGAGTATGGTCATTTGCCATTAAGTTTTTAACATGCATAATAGCATTTTTAATAATATTGCATTTTTTTTTACATCCCATAAAAAAGGTAGATGGAAAGTATGGCATTGTTTTAGAAGAGCTATTTTCATTAATTTTTTCAAAAAGGAATGGTTTATTTTTTTCAACTTGTTCATACCAAAGATTTTTTAAATTACCGGTACATAAGAATGAGATAGGCATATGAATTCCTCCATATTCATATAATATTTCTAATATACCTAATTTTCTGGCATAATCAATTAATGGAAATGTAATTTGTTCCATTTGAATATTCCAATTAGGGAGTAATTTTTCAAAAGATAAATCATCAATAAGGCAAATATGAAAATCATTAGAGCATTGTTCAATAATAGTTTTTAATGTTAAATATAAATAAGGTGCGTTAATATTATTATTATTTCTTGAACCAAAACTTTCCCAATTACGTGAGTTAATTTTGTATGGTACATGAATCCAAATAATAGGTTTATTTTTTTTTCCTAAAATAGAGTGTTCTTCCTTGTTTAAAATATACTCTTTAATAAGTTTTAAATTCTTATCTTCATTAGACAATAAATTATTATTATATTTTGTATAAACAAAAAATGCAACTAAAGCAACTGGTATACTATATAAATATTTATTCATTATAATAAAGATTTATATTTTATTATTTAATAATTTTAACTTACTCCATAAAATATTATTATTTTTAATAGATTGCTCTTCTTGTTTAATAAGTTTAAATGCTTGTTGTGTAGCATTATTGGTCTCATTAATATCTTTATTTTTAAAAAATTCTTTAGATTTATTTTCATCCATAATTGAAAATTTTTGATTTTTTCTATATAATTCATATTCAAATATATTATTGAATTGTTTATTTTTGTAATCACTTTCGTCAATAGGAATAATAGTTTCAGTATGGGCTTTTTTTAAATCTTCAAATGGTAATTTACTAAATACGTCAGAATTTTGATAGTTATTAGGTGCTTCATTTAAAATATTGGAGCATTGAGTATGTATAAACGGTTCATCAATTTGACTAACAATTTGCATTTGTTTTTTTTGTTCTTTAATAATTTGGTCTTGCTCTTGTTTAGTTTTATTTTCTAAATTGATAATAGAATCATTAGATGATAACCAATTGCCATATCCATTAGACGTGTAATCATCTTTAATATAAAGATTATCAAACATTTTATTAAACCATTTATGAAAATCTTTATTGTTTTTAAATTGTTCTTTTAATAATAATTTATTTTCATTATTAACTTCAAGTGAATTGCAATCATAATCAGGATTAGCTTCCATATTTTTCTTTTTTTGTCTAAAATCAAATATTTTAAAAATATATTTATAAGCCTTGCTATAAAATAAAAAATATTCTTTTGGAAGTTTGCTTTTATCAGGATGTGTTTTAAGAACAATTTTTTTAGCATTTTTCAAATCATTTTCATTGAAATCAAAATTAAGGTGAAATAAATTAAGTAAATCAATAAGATTATAGTTATCAATATTCAAATCAACATTATTCATAATATATTTTATATTTGATAATAAAAATAATATAAAAATACAATTCAAAAATATATATAATGAGGGATTATACTTTAAATCAATTATCTTTAAAAGAAATATTAAATTGGAGTGGTACAATATGTGAAGAATTATTAATTTCATTTGAAAATGATGTATATGATATTACTAAATTATGTAAAGATGAAATAAAATATAATAATCTAAAACCATATTTTGGAAAAAATTTATTGTTAAATGAAAATAAAGAAATAATGGAAGAATTAATGGAAGAATTAAAAAATAACAATTGTAAAAAAGTAGGAAAACTAAGTGAACCAAAAAAAGGTTTGAGATTAACTAGAGAAGAATTAAGTAAATATATAGGTAATGGTGAAATACCAGAAGGTCGTGTTCATCCACCAATATATATATGCTTAAGAGGAAAAATATATGATGTATCTTATGGTGGTTATCATTTTTATAATGATAAATGTCAGTATCACTTATTTTCAGGAAAAGATGTTTCTGTTGCATTTGCAAAAATGTCGTTTCATAAAGAAGACATAAATAATAATGATATATCAACTTTATCACATGCAGAACTAAAATGTTTGGATAATTGGATAAAATCTTATGAGAAGTATCCTATAGTAGGTGATTTAATATAATATAATATATATAATGGATAATTTGAAAAATAAGAATAGTAAATGTTATAAAGAAATAATAAAAAATAATTTAGTAGAAAAGTTTAAAAATTATACTGAAAATTTCAAAACAATTAAAGAAAGAGTAAATAAAAACATAGAGAAAACAATAAGTAAAATAAGTGATTTAAAAAGAAATAAAATAATAATACTTTCAGGATATCCAGGTTCAGGAAAATCAACAGTTACAAGTATGTTAAAAGATATAGGATATCAAGTATTAAGTTTAGATGATAATATAAAAAGTTATAAGGAATTAAGTGAAATAGCAAAAGATAAGGTAGAAAAAAAGAATGTAGAACATTTAGTATTGGATGGTACATTTTTAAGACAAAAAGATTTAAATGAGTTTGATTGGGTAAAGGAAAAAAAGAATTACGATTTATTGTTTATATATATGAATATATCAATATATTATGCATATTATAATAATATAAATAGATGTTTAGATAGAAGGAGTAAAAGAAAATTAGTACCATTTAAAGTATATGAAAATATGGAAAAGAATAAGGATATATTATTACCAGATAAGGGTGTTTATGTAATAAATTACGATGTTTAATTTTGAATTAATTGTAAAGTCCTTTCAAAAAACTGAATAACATCATCTTTATTACCCGATAATACTGAATCATCTGGCATATGTGAATCATTATTTTTTTTATATAATAAAATTGCGGGAATTCCAGTAATAACTCTTTTTCTTTTTAAAAATGCAAAAATATCAAGAGCTTCATCAACATCAATTTGTTGACAATTTATTTTTTTCTCAATCAACATTTTAAAATATTTATCAACTAAAGGTTCAATAGCTTTACAAGGACCACACCATTCTGCACCTAATTTAACAATAAAAATATTATTATTGTTTTTAATTTCATTAGAAAAATCATCAACTGATTCCATTATATATTTAAAATATTTTATATTTAAGTATATAATATGGATAATAAAGAAATATGTAATCAGTGCACAAAATGCAATAGTGAAGAAAATAAAACAAGCGGTTGTTTTTGTGAAATCTGTTTAAATTTACATAGAGAAAAACATGGAGAAAACTACCCAATAAAATTAAATGATATTTATAAAAAGAATATATGCAACTTAAATAATTGTAATTTTCATAAAAAATAGTTAAATACTAAAAAGTATAAAGATATAATGGATAATATTCCTTGGGTTGAAAAATACAGACCGAAAAATTTTGAAAACATAGTAATAGAAGAAACAAATTTAAAAATATTTAAAAATATGATAGAAAATAATTATTTTCCAAATTTTTTATTTTATGGTCCTCCTGGTACAGGTAAAACAACAACAATAATAAATTTAATAAATTTATATCAACAAAAGAACGATGAAGTAAATAAGAGTTTAATGATACATCTTAATGCTTCAGATGAAAGAGGAATAGATATAATAAGAAATCAAATATATCAATTTATAAATTCAAAACCATTATTTATAAATGGTACAAAATTTATAATATTAGATGAAGTAGATTATATGACGAAAAGTGCACAACAAGCATTAAAATATATATTAAAAACAACAAATAAGAATGTAAAATTTTGTTTAATTTGTAATTATATAAGTAAAATAGATGAAACTCTGCAAAATGAATTTATAAGATTGCGTTTTAATGAATTGCCAAAAATACAAATAATGAATTTTTTACAACATATTTGTGATGAAGAATATATATATATAGATTATTCAATACTAGAAGATGTAATATCATTATATAAATCAGATATGAGAAGTATGATAAATTTTTTACAGTCAAATCAACATGTATTAAAGAAGGATAAAACAATAAAAGTTTTGAACAAAAGCGTATTTGATAATATAAGTAAAAATATAAAAAATATGAATAATTTAAATGAATATTTTTTAGAATTATCAAAAACTTATAATTGTGATATAAAGCATATAATAAAAAAGTATATAAATTATACAATAAGAAACAAGGAAATAAATATAAATAGTGATTATTTAAATTTTGTTGAGAATATATTGCATTTGGATGAATTTGACATAAATCATTTTATAAATTATTTTTTAGAAAAAATGAAAAAATTTATTAATTGAAATTTTTAAATCTTTCTTCTAATTTACGCATAAATGAATTTTCAGGAGGAGAAGAAGAAAAATTAGGATTAAAATTTTCAGATGATACTCTTGTAAGATTATCGTCTTGTTGCATTTTAATAGGAATAGGACTGCTTTTATTTTCACTATTAATAGGAGAAATAAATGATTTCTTTTTCTTTAATTCAGTATCAATTGATAACATTATATATAAAATTAATAAAAAAAATTGAATTTATTTAAATTATTTAAAGAATAAATAAATAACATAATATGGATATAGAGGATGAATGGAACAACTTTTTAAATAATGAAGATGAATATATAGTTGATAATAATAATAGTATTCAAGAAGAACGAACAATCCCTAAATGTTCAGAACTATATATATCAACAACAACGAAAATAGCTTTTTTAAATCAAGAAGTAGATTTGAAAAATATATTTTGGAAATTACCTTTAATCCATTACTATGATAAAAAAAATGGTTTGTTAAAAAAACAAATGAAATTTAATTTATTATCACAAGAAGAAGTAGACAATGTAGAAAATAAGTTAGCAAATGAAACAAATTATATAGAGAATCATATAATTCAAAAGGTATCAAATAATAGTAGTATAACAACCTTTAAAGATGTTAGAAAAATAAGTATAGGGATTTGTAAAAAAGATCTATTAACATATCGTTCAAAGAAGAAAAGCGCTTTCTATAATTGTTTTGTTTTAATACTTCGTTATTATTATAATAATGAATACAAGGAAATTCATGTCAAAATATTTAATACAGGTAAATTAGAAATTCCTGGTATTCAAAACAATGAAATATTTAATAATATATTAAAATTAGTAAAAGAAATATTACAGCCATATTTTAAAGATGAATTAAAATATGATTCTAGTAAATTTCAAACAGTTTTGGTAAATTCAAATTTTAATTGTGGTTTTCTCATAAATCGTGAAAAATTATTTAGTTTACTAAAATATAAATATAAAATTCATGCGACTTATGACCCATGTTCATATCCTGGAATACAATGTAAATATAAAATAAATGAATTTGATGAAAAAAAAAACGAAAATGTTTTAATAAGTTTTATGATATTTAGAACAGGTAGTGTTTTAATAGTAGGTAAATGTAGTGAAGAATCGTTATATGAAGTATTTGATTATTTGAAAGAGATTTTACAAAATGAATATTTTGAAATAAAGCAAACAGGTAATACAAATATAGAAGAATCAGTAAAAGTGAAAACCAATAAAATAAGAAAAAAAATGATAAAAGTAGCTAAGTAAGTTTCTTAATTTTGTCTTCTATTATTAAACAAATATTGTTAAAAATTATTTTACTATTTTCTTTTGAATTTAATATGTTATCCTTATTAAAGGAGAAATCAGTGTCAATAAGTAAATTAAATATTTGCAAGTTTTTTTCTAAATATTGTTGTTGTAATGATTTCTCTTTATTTTGTACTGTAAGTTTTTTTGGTAAAATGGAATATTTTTGAATATTATTAATGCAATTATATAAATTTAATAAGTTTGAATCTAATTCATTTTCATCAATTAATTTTAAATTTATAGAATTAAAGATATTGTGCATTATTTTAATGTAAAAAGTAGTAAACATGTTAAATGTATCAAATGTTATTTTTTCTGTTTCTTCTAATATATATGTTTTCTTAAAATTATCATCTATTAGAAATATAGTTTTTCTATAAACATAGGTAATAGCATCTTTTAAATTTAAATTAACAAATACATATTCATTATCTTTTTCGTTGATTTGATTAATATATTCAATATAATAAAAAATACCTCTATTAGTTGTAGATACAGTTAATTCTAAGTTTTTAGTATAGTATAAAATTAATTTAAAAATATTAGTAATAATAGAAATACCCTTTAAAAATATAGTATTGTTTGTTTTAATATTAAGTTTAGAGTGTAAAATGTAGTAATTAATAGTTTCTATAAATTTTTTACATATAGTTTCAAACGGTTCTTGTAAATTTGAATAATAATTACTTTTGTCTTTAATTAGATTTTCTTCATTAATCATAAAATATAATAATAAAAAAGTATTTAAAAAAAACCACGTAAATTTGAATATAATGGCTGAAGTAGAAGAACCTACGCAAGAAAATTATAAATTACCATCAAAAAATACTATGGAACATGCTTGTAAGATTGCTATTGTTGAAGATAAACCAATTATGTTAGATTATTGGACATCATCCAGTGATAAAACAGCTTTGATAGGTGTAAGAGAAAATGGTGAAAAATTATTAGTAAAAAGTGAAGAAGAATATACAAGTCCTATTTCTAAAATATATAAAATAGAAACAGAATATATAATTATGACAGAAAATTCTGTATATATAGTTTCTGTTGATATACCAAGTAAAAGAATTTCATAAATTAATATTAATATACACAGTTAATTAATATTAATATTTTATATTTTTTTTGTTTTATTATTTATTTCCAATATTTATTAAAGATTTTTCTAGTTTATCTAAATTATTATTTAATTCATCAAATACATTATTCATTTCTTCCATACCTTGATAAACATCTTCCAAATATTTTTTTGAATAATTCATATATTTGTGAAAACAACTAACCTCAACAGAATTTTTGTTTTCAAAAGAAATATTACGTATGTGTTTTTTTATAAATTGAATAGATTCCAAGAATTTAAAATATTTTACAAGCTCATTTTTTACTGATTCATCTTTTGATGTATCATTTGATACTTCATCTATCATTTCTTGATCAAAGAACATATTGTACAAAAGTTCAAATATAATCTCGGTTTTTTCACGGAATAATTTATAATTATTTTTTGCATCATTATGATACAAATAAAATTCATTATTACAACTATATTCTTTATTGTAATCAATTAATATTTTTTCAAGTTTTTCAAAAGCTTTATCTTCATTTGAAGATTTTAAATCTATTGCTTCTTTGCATTGTTTTTTTAGAGATACTAATTCAGACATTATTTTTGTTATTATATTTTGTAAAAAAAACTTTTTTATATTCAATTTTAATTATAAATACTTTTAAACTATTAATATTTACGTTATTTAAAATGTTCTCTGATTTTCTTATTCCAATAAGAAAGTGATAATTTATCAATATTAAATGTTTTATTTTGAAAATCTTTATATACTTGATTTAAATAATCAATAGAAATATGATTATAATTATTAACAAATAAATATGTATTATATTATATATGAATATAATTATAAAAAAAGAATTTATTGAATTTGAAAAATATCATAAAAATATTTATAACATATATTTTCATGTATTATGTGGATTTATTTCTATGACATTTTTATTTTTATTATTAAACAATTATAGTAATGCAGTATTAATTATATACTCATTACTAATATTATTTACAATCAAGAACTTACTTATTACATTTATCATTTTTAGTATTTTATTTTTTATGGTATATTTCATAAAGAAATATAAATTAAAAGCATCAAAAATGTTTTTATTATTTTTAGTATTTTATTTTTTACCAGATTTATCACACTATTTAACAGATGAACCATCTATGTTGAATATAAATAATATAACGTTGTTATCATTATTTACAAATATTTTTTATCTTTTGCCATTTAGTATTATGTCTTTATCTAATTCCTAATAATTGATATCTTATCCAATAAAATATTACTACTAATAAATAAATGCTTGTTAATGATAATAAAATATATTTTATAATTTTTGATATATTTTTATATACTAATTTAATTTTGAATAAAAATTTAATAGCAATAATTGTTGTAATTATTATAAATAATATTATATATTGAATATATTGTGTATAAAAATATTGACAACCTAAACCAAAAAAAAACTCAAAAAATGTTTCAGGGTCTGTACCTTTTTTCATAATATAACGAGTAATATATTCATACCATAAATAACACTTTTCTATATTTTCTACATAACTTTTAGAATATTTACAATTTTCACAAACAATATAATGCAATTTTAGTAATATTCTTTTTGTTGTTTTATTTTTTTCTTGTATAACTTCGTGTGTAGTTTTATCAAAATCAAATACAACATAATCACCCTTATTAATTTTATGTCCTACATCTAAATTATTAAAATAAGTTTTCACAGAATCATTATTGTCTGTTAATCCAATAATAATTCTGTAAAATTTTATTCCATCAAAATTAAAAATACAATCTTTGTGTATATCATAATTGCTTGTAGCTCCATATAAATTGTTTTTTTTTGTATTATTTTTTGGATTAGAATAATACAATTCATCCATGGCACTAGCATTTTTTTTTATACATTTTTCACTTCCATCACATAATTTATTAAAAAAATCATTTTTTTGTATTTTTTCAACTTTAGATTTTATAGATGGTACCATATCATCATACCATGTATGATATGTAGAAACATTCTTATCCGAAATTATATTATAATATTCTTTTGATATATCATCTAAAATAGATTCTAATTCATTAGGTAATCTACCAATACCAACTTTTCCTTCTATTTCATCTCTATATGTAAATATACTATTCATTATATATATTATAAATATATTACAAATCTAAAAATATTGATAGAACTGTAATTTAATTTGATTATTGGTTTATAAAATGAGTGTTTTAAATGATAAAACATCTAAAACTATTAATATTTACGTTATTTAAAATGTAAAAAAGATTAAAGTATATTTTCAATATTATTAATTTGTTTTTCAGTTAATTTATTTGGAAATTCAATATTAAATATTATTTTTAAAAATCCTGTTTTATTAAATTTTGTCATTCCTAGTTGTTCTAATTCTTTGTAATAATTAGGATGTATAATATTTCCCTTCTTATTATTTATTGTATATGCTTTACCATTTAAATGCTCAATATTAATTACAAATCCACATAATGCATCTTTTAATGTTATTGAATGTTGATAAATAAGATTTAAACCTTCTCTTGTAAATTTTGGATGTTTTACTAATAAAAATGTTATTTTTAAATTACTATATATTTCATTAGAATTATGTATATATTTATGACCTTTATTACTTAATGTAATAATTTCATTATTATCAACTCCTTTTGGAATAGTTATATTTATTATTTCTTTTTCATTCTTTTTTTCATTATTATCCATATTTAAAATATTTCTATTAATACTTATTTCTTTACTACTAGCGTTATATGACTCTTCTAAAGTAATATTAATTGATATAGATAAATCAACTTTTTGTATAGGTGTAACTTCAACCCCATTTTTAAAAATTCTTATATTAGCATTAGTACCATTCATAAAACCATTAAAATTTGTTTCAAATGCATTGAACATATTGAACATATCGTTATTAAAATGGAATCCTTGTCTCATAAATGGATTCATGTTTCTTTGCATATTTGGATGCATATTACTTCTCATTTTTCTTTCATTATCATATATTCTTCTCTTTTCTTCATCTCCAATAATTTCATAAGCTTCACTTATTTCTTTAAATTTAGCATTTGATTCGTCTGAATTTTTATTTTTATCAGGATGATGCTCTAACGAAAGTTTTCTATAAGCTTTTTTAATTTCACTCTGATTTGCATTTTCATTTACGTTTAAAATTCTATAATAGTTCATTTATTATATTTAAAACAAGAAAACTTAAATACTAATTGAACTAATTATATTATGAATAGTTTTATACAAAAATATGAACCATTATCAATTAATGATTTTAATTATGAAAATGAATTTATTAGTTTTATTAATAATTTAATTGAAAGTGATAATTTAAATTTAATACTTATAGGAAAACCTGATATAGGAAAATCAAGCTTTTTAAATAATATTATTAAAAAATATTTCAATAATGTAAATGATTATGAAAAAAATATAATGTTTATTAATAACTCTAAAGAACAAGGTATTAATTATTATAGAAATGAGGTTAAAAATTTTTGTAAAAATTCATCTTGTATATTAAATAAAAAAAAAATTATTTTAATTGATGATATTGATTTATTAAATGAACATAGTCAACAAGTTTTTAGAAGTTGCATTGATAAATATAGTAAAAATGTACATTTTTTATGTTCTTGCACAAATATTCATAAAATTATAGAATCACTTCAATCTAGATTATTATTATTAAAAATACCAAATGGTGATATTGTAAATAATTTATATTTAAAAATAAAAAATAATGAAAACATAAGCATTGATAAAGAAGTAGAACCATTATTTTTTAAAATATGTCAAAATTCAATTAGAATATGTGTAAATTATCTTGAAAAATTTAAATTATATAATGAAACAATTAATAAAAAAAATATATTAAATTTATGTACAAATATTAATAATGATTACTTTGATATATTTATAGAAAAAGTTTTTATAAAAGATATAAGCGGTAGTATTGACGTACTAATAGATTTATATGATAATGGATATTCTGTATTAGATATATTAGATAGTTTCTATAGTTATATAAAATTAAATACTACTTTAAGTGATGAATTAAAATATAAAATAATACCAATTATATGTAAATATATATACATATTTCATGATATTCATGAAGATGAAATTGAATTATCTTTATTTACAAATAATTTAATAAATATTATCAATTAATTTATTCTATATATATATAAAATGCCTATAAAACCAAAAACAGTAAATATGTTTATAAATATATTATTAATAATATTTATTGCTGCATGTATAATATTTATTTTTTATCATGATTTTATTACTAAAGAAGGATTAACACCAAATGATATAGAAAATAGCAGTAAATGCAATAATTTTGATGCTGTAAAAAAAAACGTAAATATTAAAAATATGAATTATGATTTATATTCAAAATATCGCTTTAAAGATGTTTATATAAAAACCTCATATAATTCTTGTTGTGTTGGATACTTTAGTAATGATTATGTTGATCTTTGCTCTTTATACAATGTATTGAAACAAGGTGTTAGATGTTTAGATTTTGAAATAAGGTCAATTGATAGTAAACCTCATGTAACATGTTCAACAAATGATAATAATTATTTTAAAGAATCATATAATAGTTTAGATTTAGAAGATGTATTTAAAACTATAAATATGTATGCATTTGAACTACCTGTCTTAAATTTTAATGATCCATTAATATTACATTTTAGAATTAAGAGTACTAATGTTGTTATGTATGAAAATTTTACTAAAACATTACTGAAACATTTTAAAAATAAATTATTACCAGAAAACTTTCAATTTGAAAATAATGGAAAAAATTTTGGAGATACATTATTAATTGATTTACTAAATAGTGTAATTATTATTGTTGATAAAAGTAATTCTTTTTATCAAAATACTGATTTATTCAAATATGTTAATGCTTCAACAAATAGTGCCAAATTTAAAATGCTTTATAATAAAGATTTATTGAATTTAAATAAAAATCAATTAGTAGAATATAATAAAGATAACATGTCTATCATTCTTCCAGATTTAACAAATAAAATATACAATTTAAATGGTGTTGATTGTTTTAATTATGGTATCCAAATGGTAGGTATGAATTATCAAAATTACGATGATAATCTTAAAAACATTATAGAATATTTTGATAGTAATGAAAAAGCATTTGTATTAAAACCAGTTAACCAGTTAAATACTAAGCATGTATTGAAAGTTTCAGACAAATAAATTTTAAATTTAAAATATTTAAAAATAAATTAATATTCAAATTTATGGTATTATTTTATTTATTGTTATTTTTTAATTTATCAAATGCTTTTTTTCCATTAACATATGATATTTTAGCTTTAAAACTTAAATTAATTTCAGAGAGTGCTGAAATTTTACCAAAAATAGATATATTCGGTCATGAAATATTAAATATTAACAAGCAGTTAATTAATTATGTAATTGATATGAATGACATTAATATAGATATAAAAAAACAATTAATTTTGAAAATAGTGCATGCTACACAATTTGGTGATGAATTTGGTAATATTGTTTTACATAATTATGAAAAATTAGTAAATAATATAATATAATTTATTATTTATTATTATTTACATATATTATATGAAAAATATATGCAATAAAAAAATGAAATTTGAAGATTGTGAATTAGCTATTTTAAGAAGTGCGGTAGATTTAGCTGAAAAAAAAATTTCATCAAAAATTATTAATTCACCAGAAGTAAAAAAAATAATAGAAATAGTAGAATTATTTATAAAAAATAAGAAGTTAGTATGTTATGGAGGAACTGCTATAAATAATATACTACCAAAAGAAGACCAATTTTATGATTTAAACATTGAATTACCTGATTATGATTTTTTTAGCAATAATCCACTTGAACATGCTAAAGAGTTAGCAGATATTTATGTTAAAGAGGGTTATGAAGAGGTTGAAGCTAAGGCTGGAATGCATCACGGTACATATAAAGTATATGTTAATTTTATACCAGTCGCTGATATTACATTAATTGATAATCAATTATTTAAATCTTTGAAAAATGAAGCAATAAAAGTTGCTGGTATTTTATATTGTCCACCTAATTATTTAAGAATGGCAATGTATTTAGAATTAAGTAGACCAAGTGGTGATGTATCAAGGTGGGAAAAGGTATTAAAGAGATTAACTTTACTAAATAAGCATTATCCTTTAAAAATTCAAAATTGTAATTATAAGGATTTTGTTCGTGAATTTGATGATGAAAATAATGATAATATTGAATTAATTTATAATACGGTTAGAGAATCATTTATTGATCAAGGATTAGTTTTTTTTGGAGGATATGCTAGTTATATTTATTCCGAATTTATGCCATTTAAAATAAAAAAGAAATTTTTAAAAGAGCCAGATTTTGATGTTTTGTCAGAGGACCCATATAAAAGTGCGTTAATTATAAAAGAGAGACTTAAAGATGAAAATATTAATAATGTAAAAATTATAAAAAAAGAACAATTAGGGGAATTAATTGCACCACACTATGAAATTAAAATAAAAAATGATACGATTGCTTTTATTTATAAACCATTGAGTTGCCATAGTTTTAATCTTATATATAGAAATAATCAAAAAATTAAAATAGCAACAATTGATACTATGCTTAGTTTTTATTTAATTTTTATTTATGCAAATAGAAAATATTATGATATTGAAAGAATTCTTTGCATGTCTAACTTTTTATTTAATGTACAGCAAAAAAATAGATTGCAACAAAAAGGTCCACTTAGAAGATTCAGCATTAGCTGCTACGGTAAACAAAAATCAATAGAAGAAATAAAAGAAGAAAAAACATTAAAATTTAAAGAATTAAAGAATAAACCAAATTCAAAAGAATATCAAACATGGTTTTTAAAATATAGACCTGCCGATATTAAAAATGAAAAAAGAAAAAGAAAAGATAAAAAAAAAACTCTGAAAAATAATAAAAAAAATAATAAATCAACAAGAAAAAAAATATTAGGATTATTTTAATGGATAACTTTTAATATTTTAATATGAAAAATATTAAAAATTTAATTTAACTATATATATGAATAAAATTTATGAACAAAATTATTCAAAATTTATTGAACCAATTTATGGTAAAAGAAGAGAAGTAAATTATGATAAAAAATTAGAAAAAGATGTAGATTTTCATTCATTTACCATAAAAGATAGAATAAATATGGAACACATTGATTCATATACAATAGATCCAGATGGATGTGAAGATGCAGATGATGCTTTTAGTATATATGAAAATGCTAATAAAATATATTTAGCTATTCATATAGCAGACCCAACCGAATATATACCTATTAAATCAAATATATGGAAAGATATTATGAAAAGAATTACTACAAAATATCCATCTAATAGAGAACCTATTCATATGATGCCAAAAAAAATACTAGAATTATCATCTCTTCAAGAAAATAGTTATGGTTCTATTAAAAATTCTATAACTATTTTAACTGAGATATCTAATAAAACTTATCTACCATTAAATAATGTTAAACTATTATTTACTACAATTAATGTAAAAAACAGCAATAAATATAGCTATAAAACTGCATCAATTAACAAAAATAAAATTTATGATTTTGAAATTGGTTTAAAAATTAGTGAAGCTTTAAAAAAGAAACGTGCAAAACTTACAACAGGATTTAAATTAAATGAATTATCTATTTCTTATCCAATTTATGAAGATAACATTGTATATCTATATCAAGATACAAATGATGAAAAATTAATAAAACAAATGATTGCAGAGTTTGCTATTTTTGCGAATTCTTTTATAGGTGCTTATTTAAAAATTAATTTAAACGAAGGAATATTTCGTACATGTAATGCTAATAAATGGTTAGATAATATTTATCCAGATATTTCAGGTGAAGAATTATTAAAAGGAATCATTCAAAATGGTATTAAAGCTGATTATATGGCAAATATATCTCCACATGATTTAGTTGGTATGCCTGAATACTGTCATTTTACTTCTCCTATTAGAAGATTATCTGATTGTGTATGCCATTATTTATTAAAATATATATTTTTGAAAAATAATGGTGCAAAAAAACCTTTTACTTCCGAAGAATTAGATGAAATTAGCAATAAGTGCTATATAACTACAAGAAATGATAAAAAAAATCAATACTTAGATAATAAATTTAGACTAATACAAGTAATGAATAATATGATTATAAAAAGAAAAAAAATTAATATATCTTATTATATTTCTGGATATACAGGATTATTTTTAAATATTATAATAAATAAAATTAATAATTTTAAAATACATATGTCATATAGCATTATGATTAAAAATTATCAAAATATCATTAATTCAAATGAAATATTTTATTTAGAGATTACAAAAATAAATTGTTTTACAAAGTATGACCAAGGTTGTATTCCAGAATTAGAAAAAAATATATTATCACAAACTATTCATTAATTTATACTACCATCCAGTTTTTACTATTTGTTGTAAATTAAACTTGTGCATAAATTGTAATACTTGCCAATTTGATTTTATATTTTTCCATTCGTTTACTTTTTCTTTACTTAGATATTCTTCAAATTTTTTTCCATATCTATTACGTAATAAATATAAAGGATAATCACGTAAATCTTCACGAGGATAAAATTTCATAAATAATCGTATAATGTACCATTTTTGAAATTGTCGTGGATTTTCAGTTAAATCATTTACGAATAATATTGGCATTGTTGACTCTATTTTATTATTTTTATACCATTCTTGTATTTTTTTAGCATATACTTCTTTTTTTTTTATAACATATTCATTAATCATTTTATTTGGTATAGCTGCATTCAAATTATAATTATATATTTCTTTCAATATTTCATCCGGTATATTCATTAATTAAATATATTATATATTTAATAATATTTACAATTGTATTTCAATTTTACAGTAAACCTAAATCTTTGAATTCCCATAAATAATTATTTTTAAAGAAGTCTTGAGCATTTAATCCATCAATATTTATATATGATTTTGTTTCAATCAATATATTAGAAGGAACACTATAATTATTGTTAATTATATTGTTTTTCCATGATACTAAAATACTACTGTAATTTTCTTTTGTTAATTCTGTATTATATAAAAACCTGTTCATAGAATTTTGTCCAGTATTACTAATGCAATTTGAAAAATTAAAATGTCCAATATTTTGATTAAACTTTAATGCATTATTAAACATATTTGAAAAGTTAATAATATTTTCAGTATTCCATAAATCTAAATTTTGATTAAAATTATATGCATTAAAAAACATACCACTTATATTTGTTGCTTTTGATATATTCCATTCAGATATATTATCATTAAAAGCACTATTTTTAAAGCAATCTTCAAAACTATCAACCCCTGAAATATCCCAATGATTTATATTTTGATTAACAGATGAAGAAGTTTTAAAACTCCATTTAAAAGAAGTATTATTTAGTATGGTTGGTGCATCAGTTGCAGTTATAATTCCTTTGAAATTTTCAAAATGTGAACCAGAATAGTTTAATACATTATATTCTGCATATTGTGGCCAATATCTACATAATGGTATATTACCAAATTGTATTATATTTATAGTATTATTTTGTCCAAAAGTATAACTTTGATTTTTAAAGAAATGCAGACCATCATATTTATTTTTATCGTAAAATTCATATTTAATATTAAAAGTAGTTATTGAGTTTGCTGTATTGTATGAAATATCTAAAATTACTAATTCATTATTTAATGAATATAATGGTTGTTCAACATTATTTGGTTCAATACCATTTAAATCTATATTGTAAATGAAATTTCCACTATAATCTGGTATTATTGGTTCAGGTTGTGGTTCTGGTTGTATATTATAATAATCTGCTTTTGAATAATCTACACTATAACCTAAATCTTCTAGGAATCCAATTGTTATTTTACTTAATGGTGTTAATGTATCTGAATCTTCCATCCAACCTGTCATTAATTCTGCATCAAGTCCTATATGTAATTCACCATCAATATTTCTATTATTATATGAAAATGTTCCTTGGTTGCCTTCTTCTGGATGTACATTTGCTAATCCAATATCACCATTATCTTCTATTGGTATTCCTACCAAATTTTGATTATTTGCGTAATTTCTATATTCTCTAACAGCATTTTCACCAATATAATAGTTCATAGTAATTCCGGTATATTCATCTGTATAATATTGTTTTACACCTTGTAAAAACCAAACACTTCCAATACCAAGAGCATGACCTATTTCGTGCAAAATTAAATTATAATATAATGAATTACCATCTGGCTTATATTCATCCAATATACTGTTATACTTTAAATAATAAGTGTTAATATAAATATTTGAATTAATTGGGATTATTTGCTTTAAATTATAGTTTAATATGTAATATACAGTTTCATATTCATAAGCATCAATAATAACATTATTTGATAAATCATAATATTGAACAACCCTATTATATCCCATAACACTATAATCATCTAAATTAGTGTATATAATATTAATTTGATAGTTTAGTTTTTCACCAGTGGATGTTCTATGAACATCAGTAATTATATCATTATACTTTAAAAATGCTTTATCATGTTCATCGTCTAACCGTTCATTTAGTTCGTCAGTTAATACATAATTACTATCAATTGAAGTTTGTCCATAGTAGAAATTATTAATTGCACTATATTCTATTGTAAATTGTGGTTCTGGTTCAGGTTCTGGCTCAGGTTCATCTACAACCGAGCAAATATTTGTATAAATAAAACGTTTGAAACCATCAACAGTTAAAATTGTATTAGTTATTACATTTAAAGATATGAAAGTATAAATACCAAAATTACCTAAAACTCTAATAGTAACTGTTCCAGAGTACATTGGTACTGAGAAAAATGAACCTTCTTCATCTATATAATCATATGAACCATAAAAAGTAGTTCCATAATATTGTAATAAATGACTAGTTCTTGCAAAACCAATAGGTTTATCTATAGGAATATTTATTGTATAAATTCCATCAAAAACACCAATATAATCAAATCTTGTAAAAATATTATTAAAAATAAATCTAAAACTGCTATAAGTTAGGTTATTTGTTGTATTTCTGAATAAGCATTGCACATTATTTGGGTCTAAACCAATATCAGTGTCAGTATCTTCATTAGGTAAATCAGCCTGAGGTTCAGGTTGTGGTTCTGGTTCAGGCTCGGGTTCTGGTTGAGGTTCTGGTTCAGGCTCTGGTTCAGGCTCAGGTTCACCTTCCGGTTCAGGTTCAGGTTCTGGTTCAGGTTCTGATTCAGGTTCTGGTTGTATTATATTTTCAAAAAAATCTTCATGAATATCTGTATTTTCATCTTTGTCGTCTTCTTCATTTATTGTATTTAAATTTTCATCGTAAAAAGAGCATTTTTTAGTATAAATTATTCTTTTATAACCACCCATATATCCATTATTTAAACTATGATAACTAATATTTGCTATATTATCTAAAATTTCTAAAAATATAGGTCCATAATAATAATTTATTTTTATATTTTCAATAGTATTTGTTCCTGCAAAAATACCTGTAATTTTAAAATTACTATCATTAATTACAAATCCAATAGGATTATTTATATTTAC